TCGACCCGGCCAAGGCCGCGGTGGCAGGTGTTTCTCCTGCCTCCGTGACCAACGGAACCACCGCGATTCCTTCCACTTCCGGCACGGACGCTGCCTCGGTGCGCAAGGACATCACGGCCCTGCTGCAAACCTATGTGGCTGCCAACAACCCGCCCTCCAGCGCTGTGCTGGTGATGTCCTCTATGGCCGCGCTCGCTGTCAGCATGATGCAGAACCCGCTGGGTCAGCCCGAGTTCCAGAGCATGTCGATGCGTGGTGGTTCCCTGCTCGGAATCCCGGTGATCGTCTCCGACTACGTGCCGACCGTTTCTGCCGGCTCGATCGTCGTGATGATCAATGCCGCGGACGTGCTGCTCGGTGATGAAGGCGGATTCTCGGTCGACATGAGCGACCAGGCCTCGCTGGTGATGGACAGCGCCCCGACGATGGAATCGATCACGCCGGCTGCCGCGCAGCTCGTGTCGATGTGGCAGACCAACTCGGTGGCGTTCCGCGCCGAGCGCACCATCAACTGGATGAAGGCACGTCCCTCGGCGGTGCGTTACCTGTCGAACGTGGACTGGGCCGCCTGATAAGTTCTCCTGGGTCGTTGCCATCGGGGGGAACTTCGCAAGGAGTCCCCCCATTTTTTCGAAGGGGATGCGGTGAATGTCGACGTCTACATGCGCAAGGAAGACCGGATCATGTCGGTCGAGGTGCGCGTTGCCAAGGTGCTGATGCTGCTAGGCCTGGCAGACGTTCCGCAGGCCACGCTCGAACTGGACCGCATCTCAACCGTCTCCTACCCGCCGGTCCCTGAGCCTGAAGTGAAACGTGGCCGCGGCCGGCCGCCTGGCAGCCTGAACAAGCCGAAAGACGCAGCATGAAGATTTTCGGCCTCGAGATCACCCGCACAAAGGCGCTCAATCCGCTGGACTCGATGAACCGCTGGACGCCGCTGATCCAGGAACCCTACACGGGCGCATGGCAGCGCAATGACGAGATCCGCGCCGGCTCGGTGCTGGACTACTTCGCGGTCTACTCGGTGATCACCCTGATTGCCAATGACATCGGCAAGCTCAAGCCGCTGCTGATGGTGCAGGACGCCTCCGGCATCTGGAGCGAAACCAGCTCCGGCGCCTTCTCTCCCGTGCTGAACCGTCCGAACCGCTACCAGAACCACGTGCAGTTCCTGGAGTGGTGGATCATGAGCAAGCTGATCCACGGCAACACCTACGCCCTGAAGGGCAGGGATCTGCGTGGAGTCGTCACCAGCCTGGTGCTGCTCGACCCGACGCGCGTGCGTCCATTGGTAGCCGACGACGGCTCGGTCTACTACGAACTGAACACCGACATCCTCAATGGCCTGCCTGACCTGGTGAGCGTTCCGGCCGGCGAGATCATTCACGACCGGATGAACTGCCTCTATCACCCGCTGGTCGGTGTAAGCCCGTTGTGGGCGAGTGCTCTTCCCGCCGGCGCAGGACAGAGGATGCTGAAGGACAGCGCCTCCTTCTTCTCCGGTGGAGCAAAGCCCAGCGGCATCATCACCGTGCCAGGCAAGATCACCCAGGAGACGGCCAGCGCCATGCGAGAGGCCTGGAACGCCAACAACAGCGGCGAGAAGGCCAGCCAGACCGCCATCCTTTCCGAAGGAATGCAGTTCACACCGATCCGCATGAGCGCGGTCGATTCGCAACTCGTGGAGCAGATGAAGTGGTCAGCAGAGATGGTGTGCTCCACCTTCCACGTGCCCGCCTTCAAGATCGGCGCCAGCGCCATTCCGCCAGGCCAGTCGGTAGAGGCGATGAATCAGATTTACTACAGCGACTGCCTGCAGAGCCTTATCGAGCAGCTCGAGCTATGCCTGGCCGAAGGCCTTGCCCTGCCTGATTACTACGATGTGACCCTGAACCTCGAGGGCCTGCTGAGGATGGACACCGCCACCCAGTACAAGACCCTCGGCGAAGGCATCCATAACGCTGTGCTGGCACCGAACGAAGCCCGCGCCAAGCTGAACCTGAAGCCGCTCGAGGGCGGAGACTCGGTCTACATGCAGCAGCAGAACTTCAGCCTCGAGGCATTGGCAAAGCGCGATGCAGAAGATCCTTTTGCCGCTCCTCCTCCGGCTCCCATGCCACAGCAAGAACCCGACAACACCGCAGAAGAAGTGAAACGCATGCTCGAGACCATTCGCAAGGAGCTGTCCCATGTTTGACGGACAAGCCCTCGGCCAGCAGATCGCAGCCATGATCAAGGTGGCCATAGTCGACGCCATCGCCCCGATGCAGGAGCAGATGAAGACGCTCGAGCTGGCGCAGCTCACCGCACCGGGGACGGAAACCATCAAAAGCCTTGTCAAGGCAGAACAAGCCACTTGGGCGCTCGACTTCGAACGGCGCGCCACCGAGATGTTGCAAAAGGCCTTCGAGGCCGTGCCGAAACCGCGCGATGCCTTCCAGCTCGACAGCTTCGACTTCTCCCTCGGCGAGGACGGCCGGACCGTGACCGTCAAGCTCGGCGACTTCGCGAAGTCACTCACCATCCCGGCCATCCTGGACCGCGGCGTGTTCCATGCGGAGGCGACCTACACCAAGGGTGATGCGGTGTCCTGGGGTGGAAGCCTGTGGATTGCGCAGACCGATGCACCGACCGGAACACCCGGTGCGGGTGAAACCGGCTGGCGCCTGGCCGTCAAGAAGGGCAGGGACGCCAAATGATGTATGTCACCCTGGCCCAGGCCAACCTGCATCTGCGCAGGACAGAAACCGTGGACGACGCCGATGTGCTGCTGAAGATAGAGGCCGCCAGTGAGGCGGTAGCTCACTTTCTGAGCCATGAGCGTGATACGCCATACATCCAGGCGACCAACTCAGCAGGCCAGGCGCTGTTTGATTCGGCCGGCTATCCGATCCTCGCGGAGGACTCTGCCGGCAATCCGATCGTCAAGCGCACCGTCCAGCAGGCGACCTTGCTGCTGCTGGGCGAGTTCTACCGCAGCCGAGACGGTGAGCAGCAAGGCGGCATCGATCCCACCTTCGGCATGTTGCCGAGGCCGGTGGTGGCCTTGTTGTACCCGTCGCACACCCCGGTGATCGCATGACCGTCGACGCCGGCACGCTGCGCCACTACGTCAGCCTCGAGCGGCCGGACATCACGCTTGATGACCAGACCGGTGCGCAGAACAAGACATGGACACCTGTCAAGAACGTCTACGCGGCGATCGAGCCGCTCTCCGGACGCGAGTTCGTTGCCGCGGCCAGCGTGCAATCCTCCGTCACGACGCGAGTGACGATCCGATACACGGACGGCCTGCGCAGCGATTGGCGCATCGTCCACCGCGGACGCATCTACAACATCCGCGCCATCCTCGCCGACAGGGAGAGTGGGATGGAGTACCTCACCCTGCCGTGTTCCGAAGGGAGCGACGAGGGATGATCCACCTCCTTGCACCCGGCCCGTCCATGAGCCAAAGCCTGGCAAGTTCATTCACCGGCCAGCATGTCGGTGTCGTTGGAAACTGTTTCGAGCTGGTGCCGTCTGCACTCTTCCTCGCCTCATCGGATGGCCAGTGGTGGGACATGCATCCGCAGGCCTACCAGTTCAATGGACGCAAGTTCAGCGTGCATCCGCATCCGCTGCCGGATGTGATCCAGATCGACATTCCGACCAATACCAATTCCGGTGTGCTGGCGCTCGAAGTGGCAAAGCGGCTCGGGTTCAAAGCCATCACGCTGCACGGTTTCGACATGCACGGGACACATTACTTCGGTGAATACACAAACGGGCTTGTCAATACACGCGAGCATACCCGCAGGCGTCACTTGCAACAGTATCGCGACTGGGCGTTGGTGAATCCTGAATTGCGCGTCATCAACGCCACGGCAGGATCGATGATTGATTGTTTCGAGCGTATGGAGGCGATGGCATGAATCTGCAAATACAACAACTCCTGCAATCCGTGCTGGATCGCGTGAATGCCATCGAGACGAAACTGGACATTCTGATCGGCACACTCGCCGGTGAGGATGAACCAGATCCTGAACTGGAAGACCTGG